GAGGAGCTGCCCCATGCCGCCTGACCCCGCCGAGGGGCTGGCCGGCCCGGAGATCGACTGGACGGCGATCCAGTACCATTACGAGGCGGCAACGCTGTCCATCCACGAGATTGCGCTGCGCTACGGTACCAAGGACACGACGCTGCGCGACCGGGCCAAGCGCCTGGGTTGGCAGCGCGGCGACCGGACCGGCCTGGCCCATACCACCCCCCTGGCCGATCGCAAGCAGCGCGTGCAGGGCCGCCATCAGCGCGACATCGCCGCCTTGCTGGCGCTGCTCGACAAGCTGCGCAGCGGGCTCGAACGTATCGTCGACGGTGCTGCCGAAGCCCGCGACGACCGGCTGCTGACCAAGACCGGCGGCGCCATCGAGGCCTTCAACGTGCTGGCCAATTCCCAGGCCAAGCTGGTGCAGCTGCACCGCCAGGCCTTCGGCCTCGACCTCCCGACCATCGAAGATCCCCGCCAGTTTGCCGAAGAATTGCGGGCTGCCCAGCGTGAAATGGAGGCGATGAGCCGTGGGATCCCAAAGCCACCTGACCTCTCGCTGGACGGACCTTTGGAGCCATCCGGTGCAGGAGGCCTATAGCAACAGCAAGCATCGCTTCAACACCGTGCCGGCCGGGCGACGCTCGGGCAAGACCGAGGTCGCCAAGCGCCGGCTGATTAAGCGCGCGATCGATTTCCCCAAATTCGACACTCCCCGCTTCTTTGCCGCCGCGCCCACCCGCGACCAGGCCAAGCGCATCTTCTGGCAGGATCTGAAGGACCTTGTCGCGCTCAAGTACCGGGCGGGGCCCGCGATCGAATCGGATCTGATCATCCCGCTCAAGAATGGTGCCGAGATCCACGTCTTCGGCATGGACCGGCCCGAGCGGATCGAGGGCACGCCCTGGGATGGCGGCGTCCTCGATGAATATGCCAATATGAAGCCGGAGGCCTGGGCCGCCCATGTCCGGCCGGCGCTGGCCGATCGCAACGGCTGGTGCGACCTGATCGGCGTTCCAGAGGGTAGAAACCATTACTACGACATGGATCTGGCCGCGAAAGCCGCGATGCGCGAATTCGGCGCGGCCAGCGAATGGGCATCGTTCCACTGGGTCTCGGCCGATATCCTGCCGGCCGGGGAAATCGCCGCGGCCCGGCGCGATCTCGACCCGCTGACCTTCGCCCAGGAATACGAGGCGAGCTTCGTCAATTTCGAGGGGCGCGCTTATTATCCCTTCGACGCGGCCGTGCATTGCGCCCGACTCGACTACGACCCACACCAGAAGCTATTCCTCCGTGCTGATCGATAGCCAGACCTTCGAGAATTTCACCAACCAGACGGCCAGCCAGATCGCCACCACCATCGCCGGCCGGCACGGGCTCTCGCCGGTCGTCCAGGCGACGACGATTCCAGTCGGGACGAAGAACGCGAATGACAGCAGTTACAGCCGGGTCACCCGCCGCGAATCGGAATGGGACCTGCTGACCCAACTGGCCCGGAACGAGGGCTTCGTCTGTTACGTGCGCGGGAGGAGCCTCTATTTCCAGCCGGATACCCAGCCGTCGGGGACACCCTATGCGCTGATCTGGACACCGGCGACGGTGCCGGGTGCCGCCCCTTCCGGCAATTTCAAGAGCCTGCGCCTCAGCCGGGCGATCACGCTGGCCCGCAACATCACGGTCGAGGTGCTGAGCCACGATCCGGGCACGGGCAAGGCGGTATCGGCCACGCAGAAATCGACGCTCACCGGCCAGGCGGCGCAAGGCCAAGCGGGGATCGGGCCGCAAACCTACAAGATCGAGATCCCCGGCCTGACCCAGGCCCAGGCGCTGGCCCGTGCGCAGCAGATCCTGAAGCAGTATTCGCTGTTCGAGCGGGTCATCGACGTGCAGATGCCGGGCGATCCCTTCCTGGTCTTCGAACAGCCGATCACGCTGTCGGGCACCGGCACCGACTGGGACCAGCGCTATTTCGCCGATCGGATCGAACGCAGCCTCAGCCTGACAGGCGGTTTCACCATGTCCATCCGCGCCAAGAACCACAGCACATCACAGAATTCGACCGGCACGCCGGGGGCATCATGAGCGCGGTGCTGACGGCGCAGCAGGCGGCGGCGCTGGCGGCGGCACCACGCTTTGCCATCGTCGATCGCTACGATCCGGCGACATATCGGGCCAGCGTCGTGCTGGCCCCGAGCCCCGATGGCCAGACGCCGCTCACCGGCTATATGCCGGTGCTGACCGGCTATATGGGCAATGGCTGGGGCGTTGCGGCGCCGCTGCAGAAGGGCGATCAGGTCATTATCCTGTTCGTCCAGAACCACCCCGACCAGGGCGTCATCCTGGGGCGGATCTATGATCAGCCGCATCCGCCGCCGGATCGAGCTGACGGGCAGGCAGCAGCCGCCGGCGAACTCGTGCTGGTCCACGCCTCCGGCTCGCGCATCCAGGTGACGAATGACAGCAAGCTGCTGGTCAATGGCGCGCTGGAAATCGATCTGACCGCGCCGACGATCGGCATCACGGCAACCACGGAAGTCACTGTGACGGCGCCGGCGATCGCGATCGGCTCTGCGGGCGAGAGCCTGCAAACCCTGATGACCAAGGCAGCTCATGATCTGCTCGCCGGTCACACCCATTCGGGGGTGTCGGCGGGTGGCGGTACCACCGGTCCGATGGTGCAGAGCTTCCCCGCCGACGCCCTCACCGCGGCCTTGACAGCAGGATGATGCCATGTCGGATGCGGCTGACCTTTTCCATTACTGGGGCAATGATTTGCAGCCGGGGCCGACCGGCGATATCGCTCCGGCGTTTCGCGCCGACCGGACCTCGCAGCGGATCATACGGCGCTTGCTGACCAACCCGCGCGGCGACTACCCCTGGCAGCCGGGCTATGGCGCCGGGCTACCGGCCAAGATCGGGCAGAACCTGGATCTGGGGCATTTGCGGGCGCTCATCGTCGGGCAGATCGCGCTCGAGCCCAGTGTGGCGCGGAACCCGGCGCCGGTCGTGACCGTCACCCAAATCCAGGGCGGCGCCTCGATCTATGTCCTCTACTACGACCAATCGGGGCAGGGGACGCCGCTCAGCTTCAATCTCTTCCCGACCAGCACGCCGGCGAACACTTTCCCGATCCCGGTACTGGAAGCGGCCACACCGCCATCGCCGCATCAGTTGCCGCCGGTGAAAGAGGGGCCAACCTCGGGCCTGCCGGACGATACCGCGGCGGAAGCCGCCATCCTTTCAGGATTCTAATCCATGAGCATCCCGATCCCCTATATCGATGCCGGCGGAACTTCCCGGACCATTGCGGCCGAGCAGCTCGGTTCGAACATCGCCTTCGATAGCGTGCCGAACACGAATGGCGCACCCGTCGCGACGGGCAATCCGATGCCGGTTGCCGACGCGGCGGCAGAGGCGAGCCTGGCGACGATCGCGGCTCAGGATACGCTGTCGGCGACCGCTGCCGGCACGCCGGCCGATGCCGCTTATGCGGGCTCGGGTTCGACATCGATCATCGGCGGCCTCAAGGGCCTCTATGCCAAGTTCGGCGCGGTCGTCCTGGGGGCAGGCTCGAACGTCATCGGTGCCGTGACGCAGTCCGGATCCTGGGTTCTCTCGGCCGGATCGGCGCTGATCGGCAAGGTCCTGTCGCTGCCAAGCAACGTCTCGTTCACCACCACGAACGTTACGGCGACGACCGGTTCGACGCCGGTTCTGAGCGCGAACGCAGCCACCGTATTCATGGATATCCAAAACACCGGCACCGTCAACGTCACGCTCTACAACGGGGCCAACATCCTTCGGATCCTCTTGCCTTACGCCACATTCACCCGGGAAGGCGCTGCGATCCCGACGAATGCGATTACAGCGATCGCCGCATCGGGCACCGTCGTCCTCGCCGTCTCCGTCGCCTGATCCACCAATCCGAACTGCTGCTCGGCCTTAGCCGACGGCCATATCCCTACTCAGATAAGGATCAAGCGATGAAGCGATTCCTCGCAGCACTTCTGCTTGCGCTCGTGCCCGCAGTCGCGTGGGCAGATTCGCAACCCGCCATTATTACGTTCGCGTGCGGCGCATCCTCGAAGACGGTCTATTCGGTCGGCGCCGCAACTCCTCCCGTGATCGTCACCAGCGGTGTGATAGGCGCTTCCCAGACCTTCGGCGCCGCCGCGGCGAATTGCGGCACGGCGCAGATCCGGTCAAACGCCGGAACAGCGATGACGGATACGCTGGCCGCCCCGGGTACGGTCGGGGCGAACTGGTACATCTACTTCGCCAATGGCGATTCAACCGCAACCGACACCGTCACGCCTGCATCGGGCACGATCAGCGGTGCTGCCTCATTGGCAATCGCGCCGGGCCAGAATGCGCTGATCGCTTCGGACGGGACGAATTTCTTCAGGATCGGCGGGAACGCCGGCTCGAGCAGCGGCGGCAGTGTCAATATTTCCGCTGGCACGGGTATAACCGTCAGCCCGAGCCCGATCACCGGCACAGGAACCGTCTCGCTGACGAGTCCGGTGTCGGCTGCGAACGGGGGCACCGGTGCCGCGAGCCCGACAGCGCACGGCGTGATGGTCGCCGAGGGCTCAAGCGCGATGACGCCGGCCGGCTTCTGCGCCAACGGTCTCTTGCTCTGGCCATCGACCAGCGGCGACCCGGCTTGCGCCACGACACTGCCCGCCAGCTATGCCTTCACCGGCACGCCGACCTTCAGCAATCCGCTCGCACTCGGCAGCAGCACCGCAACGACCCAAACGGCCGGCGACAACAGCACCAAGGTCGCCACAACGGCATATGTGGCGACTGCGGTCTCGGCCGGCTCGGCAACCGTGCTGCGCGACTACATTGCGGGCTTGACCCTCTCGAATGACGGCACGTCGCCAAACACGGTAATCGACATCTCCGCCGGCCAGGCGACCGATTCGACCAACGTGAAATTGATGACGCTCGCCGCTTTTACCAAGACGACCGCGGCCTTCGCGACGGGAACGGGCAATGGCGGTCTCGACACCGGCACGGTAGCTGCCTCGACCTGGTACCATATGTTCGTGATCTCGAATGCCGCCGGCACGACATTCGATGCACTGATTTCGAAGAGCGCAACCGCGCCGACGATGCCCAGCGGTTTTGCTCTGTTTCGCCGCATCGGAT